GGCGTTTGTGCGCCTTCGGGCCGCTGAATTGGAGGCCGCATGAGCGCAGTCCTCGACCTGACACCCGACGAACTGCTCGATCAAGGCAGGGAGCTCGCCATTCAAACCGCTGGCAAGGCGATGGAGGCCCATTACGCGGCCTATGAGCGCACCGGCGACTTCTCCGAGCGAGGCGCTGCTGACGCCGCCCGCCTGAACATGGAAAGGCTGATCGCTGAGCGCAGCCCTGCCCAGGTGGCAAGGATGGAACGCGAAAGAGGGCTGTCAAATGCGTGACTACGGCATCGTGTCGCCGAAGTTCTGGATCGGCGAAACAGGAAAACTTCTGCGCGGAAACCCAGAGGCCCAGGTACTTGCGCTGTACCTGATGACAAGCCCGCACTCCAACATGATCGGCGTTTTCCATTGCCCGATTCTCTACATGGCGCATGAGACAGGCTTATCCGTAGAAGGCGCTACGAAGGGGCTTCAAAGGCTCTCCGAAGTGGGATTTTGTACCTACGAAGAGGCTTCTGAGACTGTTTTTATACATCGCATGGCGAGATTCCAGGTTGCAGAGCAATTGAAGCCAGATGACAAGCGCGTGAAGGGCATCAATAAGGACTGGTCAAACATTGAGTCTGCCAGCATCAGGGCTGCATTCTTTGCTATTTATTCTGTAGCGTTTCACCTGAAAAAAGAAGATAAAAAGGGAAGCCCCTTCAAAGCCCCTTCGAAGCCAGAAGCAGGAACAGGAACAGGAACAGGAACAAAACACCCATCGCCTTCCGGCGAATTGGTTGGGTTTGAAAAATTCTGGCTGACATGGCCAAAGTCAGATCGGAAAGTGGCAAAGGGCAAATGCCTTGAGGCTTGGGTGAAGGCCAATGCTGAGGTGTTGGCCGATTCCGTTGTCGCCCACGTTGAGCGGCTGAAAGCCAGCCAAGGATGGCGCAAGGACGGTGGGCAGTTCATTCCCGCTCCGCTGGCCTACCTGAATCAACGACAGTGGGAGGGCACAGAGGCCGCAAATCGCGGAGCAAACGACTGGGTGCATACCGCTGGGTTCGGCGACTTGTTTGAAGCCGAAAACGCTGGATGCAAAGCGCACAACGCGCACCAGTTCCGCGACGGCAAACGCATCACGGAGGCCGCATGAAATCCATCGTCATGGCGCTGGCAATGCGTGGACTTCTCAACTTTTCATGGTTCCGCAAGCTCGGGACTTGGCTGATCCGAACCACCGGACAGGGGGCATCTTGAACGCGCATGAAATCTCACAGCGCATGGCGGCTGACGCGGCCAACATTGCCGCATACCTTCTGCCAGGCGGAAAGAAGGCAGGCCACGAATGGAAGGTCGGGAGCATCAACGGAGAAGCAGGCGGGTCGCTTTCTGTCCGGTTGACCGGCGCGAAGGCCGGCGTCTGGAAGGACTTTGCATCTGGAGAATCCGGCGACCTTTTGGACTTGTGGGCTGCTTGCCGCAGTCTGTCGATGTCCGAAACGCTGGCCGAAGTGAAGGGCTATCTTGGCATCAAGGACACGATGCCGGAGAAGCCAGCGAAGGAATACGCCCGGCCCGCAAAGCCAAAAGCGCACCCGGCGACGAAGGCTGAAACGGTGCTGGAATGGCTGAACAAGCGAGCCATCAGCGACGCCACGATCGACGCCTTCAAGGTCTGCGAAGTGCAGCGCAATGGTCAGACATGGGCGCTGTTCCCGTACCTGCGTGATGGTGTCTACGTCAACGGAAAGTACCGCAATCCAGCCGACAAGAAGGGAATGCAGCAAGAGGCTGGCGCAGAGCCTTGCCTTTTCGGATGGCACCTGATCGACCCGAAGGCCAGAACGGTGGCGATCTGCGAGGGCGAGATTGATGCCATGACCCTGCATCAAGTTGGCATTCCGGCGCTGTCAGTGAATGCCGGAGCAGGGAATCATCAATGGATCGAGAGCGACTGGACCCGCCTTGAGCGGTTCAGCGAGATCCTTGTTTGCTTTGACAACGACGAAGCTGGAGACAAGGGCGCAAGCGAAGTGATCCAGCGACTTGGCGTTGACCGCTGCAAGCGCATGCGCGTGGGTGCGAAGGATGCCAACCAGTGGCTGATGGATGGCGCAGATTCCGACCAGTTCCGCGAGGCTGCGCGGACAGCAAAGACGCAAGACCCGGATGAACTGAAATCGGCAACCGACTTCATCAAGCGGGTGAAGGCGATGTTCTACCCGGTGCACGGGGAAGTGACAAACCCGCTGCTGCAACTAGACCAGAAGTACGAATGGTTTGAGTTCCGGCCCGGAGAGTTGACTGTGTGGACTGGTTTCAACGGACACGGCAAGAGCCTATTGCTGTCTCAGGTGCAGCTTGGGCTGATGAGCCAGGGCGAACGCTTCGTCGTGTTCAGCGGGGAAATGATTCCCGAGAACCTGATCAAGCGCATGGTGAAGCAGGCCACCGGAGTGGACCGGGCAACACCGGCCTACATCGACGCGGTGGGCGAGTGGATGGCAGACAGATTCTGGGTGTTCAACCAGACCGGCAGCGCCACCATCAAGCGACTGCTGGAAGTGTTCACCTACGCGCAGAAGCGATATGGGGTTTCCCATGTCGTGATCGACAGTCTGATGATGACCGACGTTCCGGAGGACGGGCCTGGAGCCATGACGGCGCAGAAGGAAGCCATCCGGGCGCTGTGCGACTTTGCCAAGCGAACCGGCGTGCACGTTCACCTTGTTGCACATCCGCGCAAGGGCAAGGACGAATCCAGCGGCCCCGGAAAGATGGACGTTGCTGGCAGCGGAAAGATCACCGATGGCGCGGACAACGTGTTCACGGTATGGCGCGCCCAGAAGGACGATGCCGACGAGTACGACATCGAGAAACCAGACGCCAAGCTGGAACTGAAAAAGCAGCGCAACGGCGATTCGCAGAACTACTCGCTGTGGCTGTGGTTCAACAAGGCCGCAATGCAGTTCAGGAGCCAGAAGAAGGCGCTGCGAACCCTGCAATACGTGGACTTTGAGGCATCAGCCGACAAGGCGGTGAGCCATGAATGACGTTCGATTTTCAGACCGAAAAAGAAAAGTCCGTGAGCTGGTACGCCGAAATGGCAAGCAACCTGGCAACGGTGGATCAAGCCCGTCACAGCGTCAAGGTGCTGCAAGACAGGTTCCCGCACGACTTTGGGGACTTGGGGCAACTGGTGGCGCAACGAATGAAGGAACAACAAAGTGACCCTGTTCATCGGGATTGATGTCGGCTTGAGCGGCGCATGGGCCATCGTTGACCACGACGGCGCCTATGTTGACTGCGGAGACATGCCAAAGGCTGACAAGCGCGTCCATGTGCGTGAACTCTGGATCAACTTGGGCAAAGCCATTGCAGGCCGGGACATCGGGCACATCTCGCTTGAGCTTGTCCACGCAATGCCAGGGCAGGGCGTCACCAGCATGTTCAATTTTGGCCGTGCTGTCGGCGCCGTCGAAAGCCTTGTCGATCGCTTTCTTTGCCCGTACAGCATGGTCACGCCGCAAGCATGGAAAAAGCACGCTGGATTGCTCAAGACCGAGAAGGACGCAGCGCGGGTTAAGGCAGCGCAGAAATGGCCGGCTGCACCGCTGGCGAGAAAGAAAGATTGTGGGCGGGCCGATGCGTTGTGGCTGGCGGACTATGCGCGTGAGATGGAGGCGTGATGTGGCTCATCCCATCCTCAATTCAATCTCGCTTTGCTCAGGCGTCGGAATGCTCGACCTTGGACTTGACTGCGGACTTGAACACATCGGCATCCGAGTTCGCACGGCTCTGTACTGTGAGCGGGAAGCATACGCAGCCAGCCAGCTACTTGCGCTCATGGAAGCGGGATGCTTGGACCCAGCGCCTATTTGGCCGGACCTTGCAACCCTCGATGCAAGGCCGTTTCGTGGCGTGGTGGACATCCTCATTGGAGGACTCCCATGCCAGCCCTACAGCGTCGCCGGCAAGCAGCAAGGACTCAGCGACAGACGCAGCTACGGCGAGGGCGACGGGCCAATCCCTCACGCCCTGCGAATCGTTCAAGAGTGTCAGCCCTCCGTGGTCTGGTTTGAAAACGTACCTCCCTGGGTTCGCGGAGGATTCTTCCAGCCAGTCGCAGAAAGACTATGCGAGTTGGGTTACTCAGTCGCTCGACCACTCTTTATCGCTGCGCAGGACGTTGGCGCATCGCACAAACGGGAACGTGTCTTTGTTATGGCCGTCATGCCGGGCAGAGGACAGCGAATCCTGCGGGAATCATCCGGGCGCAACGGATTCACTGGACAGGCCGACGATTGCGCTGGCCGCGAAGGTTTGGCAGACGCCTGCGACCGACTCAGTTCGCAGCCGGGGCGGGGACCGCAAGGCCGAAATGGGGATCGACCAGCAGGCGCGAATGTGGACAACGCCAACTGCGACGGAAGAACAAAAAGACCGGATGACGGATGCAGCGATGCGCAGGGAAATGAACCGGGAGAACGCAGGCAATGCTCTAGCGAAGGATGTGAGGTTCTGGACAACGCCCGATGTCTCCAGCGGAGCGCGGGACATGAGCAAGATCGACCCGGAGGCTCAGAAGCGTGCGGACACGAAGCGCACGACTGGACTGCCGACCGAAGTGAAGCAATGGGCGACTCCGAAAACCATCACGGGAGGCGCGAACAGCCAGAGGGATGCGCGGGGAGCGGGCGGTGCGGATTTGCAGGAGCAGATTCTGAACTGGCCAACACCAGCAGCCCGAGACGAGAAGGGAGCGAACTCTCAGGAGCACGCAACAGTCACGGGGGGGGGGCAGGAAACACATGGATCAGTTAGCCAACTTTGTGGCCCATTCGCCCCAGGTCCAAGTGACCCAAGATGGACCGACATCCTCGACCGATTCCCCGGACTCAGTCCGGCGCTTATCCCCGGCGTTCGGATGTTGGCTGATGGGACTCCCCTGGTTCTGGACGAATCCCGGCGTCACCAACTGCGTGCAGTCGGAAATGGCGCAGTACCGCTGGCATTTGCAACAGCGATTGTCCATTTTGTGCGGGGACTCGCATGACTGATCGCCCAGACTTCCAACTCACGCAGCCGAAGCCGCCGAACCCTGCGCTATTCGACACCGAAGTAGCGACGACCGAATGGCCCATGCCCGACACGCACCCGCA